ATGGAAAACCGACGCAGCTACGAATATATGGGTTTCGACATGACAGCCGGCGTGGACGGCAGCCACGAAGCCGGCTTTTTCGTCTCGACGCAAATCATCCAGAGCCTCACGGATGCCGAAAACGCCAACGTGCCGGTCGACGGCATCGCCGCCGGCCGCTTTCCGACCCAGGACAATGCCTTCGACGCGGCCTTCGACCGCATTCGCGAGGCCATCGACAGTCGCCTGCGTGCCGCTTCCTGAGCACCGCCCCGGCAACAAACCGGAACGGACGCACAAAAGCAAAAGCCGGACGTCGCAATGACGTCCGGCTTTTATGCCGCCCGACCGGCGGGCGGCTCCGGCAACGAATCGGGAACTTCGGCGCGACTTACTGGCCGAAGAAAACCGATTGCGGGCCCGCGGCCTTCGCGTGGCTGCCCGACTGCGAAGCCGTGCCGGCGACACCGCCGTAAGCCGTTTGCGCGCCTTGTTCCTGGACGCGTTCGGCGGCCACGGTCTGAACGCTCTGGCCACGCTGCGAAGCCGGCGCGCCGATGTCCGGGCGATAGAACGGTGCCGGGCCGTAGCCGCTGGCGAACGCCGGAGCGGCAACAGAAGCGGTGGCTGCAACCAGCAGCGCTGCAATGAGTTTGGTCTTCATGGTGGACTCCAATATCAGGTTCAATTGCGGATCGGGAAGGCGCCGCGCCTGGGAGGTCAGTGCCCACGAGCTGCGTCAACGAAACTCAGTGTATACACCTACTATCGGAAAATAATCGCGATAATCCGAATTTACTATTCTCCGTTCAACAACAATCCGCTCAGGCAATTCTGACGGGGCTGAGCGACGAACAGACCCTAAAAGCACCCTCAAAAAAATTTGCGCGACGCAACAAAATCCACATGGATTACATAACGCGCGTGGGGTTTTTCGGCCCAAAATGGCCCTTTGGCGTGCTTTCTGCTGGGGAATTCTGCGAATTGGCGCAGTGCGCAAAGGGTACGAAGAGCCAGGCCCGTATGCGTTAAAATGCAAGGTTGATCCACGCCAGCCGTCACTCCCCGGTTTCCCATCGCCATGTCCGCCAACCGTCAAGCCAGCCCCCGCCGCGTTTCTGTCGCGCCGATGATGGATGGGAGCAACTGCGAAGCTGAAAAGGCCGTGGGATGAGGCTTAGGCGGGAATGCTATAAAGTCCTGTAGCACCGATGTAGGACCAACGGGCTGGACGCAGCCTTTTATTTCCCGTCGGGAATAACGGCATCGTCGCCGATGGTCGACGTCAACGCGTTGTCACAGTGCCCGGGATTGATCCAGTCCAGGAGGCGGCAAAGAACGCATCCCCACTGCCGCCCGGCGTCACGCGCCTTTGCCGAGCGCTCGCTGATGGTCTCGTTCGGCGAGCCACCGAAAACCGTATTCACAGCCTGGTCGAACAGCAGCGCGAAATTCAGGAAGTAGCGGCCGACCTTCGTCATTTCGCCACCTGCGGGCAATTTTTCTGGCGCGCGATCTCGTACGCGATGACCTCGCGCTTCGTTTCCGGGGTGTCAGCGCTCGACGCGGACATCGGCGAAAGCCACGAACAGGAGGTGTCGACGATACGCGGCGCGGGGGGCGCCGGGCAATCGTGCGCGCAACCAGCGAGCATGGCGACGATGAGCAGAATCAGGATGCGCATGATCAATCCTTGCGGAGCGCGCCCAGTTGATTCAGCTGGGCGTCGAGGTTGGCGTCGGGAATAGCGGCCGCCTGTTGGTCTGCAGCAGCCTTGTTAGCCGCGTCCTGCTGGCCCGCCAGCGCGGCAGCTGCATCACCTTGCGCGACGCTGGCCTGCGCCTGCGCAACGGTCGCAGCAGCCTTGGCCGTGGCCGTCTTGGCTTGCTGGTGCCGCAATACGCCGAACAGCACGCCGCCTGCACCGATGAGCCAGGGGATGATGGCCGCAAGGTGGGCGGCCAGAAACGTGGCGATGATGGTCATGCTTGCGGTTCCGGGTGATCGAGCGCGCCCAGCCCTCGCGTGCTCATGATGGCAATCAGCTTGTCGGCGTAGAGCGGATCGGTGGCGTAGCCAGCCTTCGCTATTGCGCGCGCGAAGCCGGGGCCGTCCTTGAACGCGAACGCCGGCTTATATCTGGGATTGCTGGTCAGGAACGTGGCGTGATCGTCGATACTGCCCTGCCAATCGCGGTACGCGCGAAAGCGTGCGGTGATCTCGATCGTCTTGCCCTCGACCACCTCGTGCGTCACCTGCGCCGTCACCGCGCCCTGCCATGACGAATCGGCCTTGATGCCGAACAGGTTCATGCCCGGCGCGCGGCGCCCCCAACTTGATTCCAGCGCGGCCTGAGCGACGGTCACGCTAGCGGGAACGCCAGTACGGCGCGCACACACCTGCGCGGCCGTCGAGATCGCAGCGATGAAAGCCGCGGGCGTGCTGAAGTCCGTCACCAGTGCGGGCGCGGCGCTCACCGGCGCGACTTCCGGTTTGGCCACTGGCACCGACGGCGCTACAGGAACCGGAACCACAGGGGCGACGACGGGCGGCGGCGCGGCGGTTGCAGGCTTTGGCGCGGCGCTCGGCGCGCTACTGGGCGAAACCGTCGGCGCGGGTACGCGGCGGAACAGCGCGAGCAGCGCTGCAAAGAGGTCACTGAGCCCCATCGTGGCCTCCATGCGCGCTGATCTCCAGCACGCGCGCGATCATCGTGATGATCATGCCCACTACCGGCACGATCGTGGCCGGTGCCTTCGGGAAGAACGTCATCACCCACGGCGCGATGCTCGGCCAGTTGTCCGAGAGGATGCCGACCAGGTGCGGCGCGGCGGCGAGCACGAAAGCGCCCGCGGCCAGTAGGCGCATTTCCGACCACTTCCATGCTTGCTTCCAGTCCTCGACGAGTTTGATTTTCATTCGGCCTTCCCCTTGCGCGGAAACCACTGGTTTTTGATGGTCCCCAGTAACGTAATTAGCGTGAGCACCGATACCCACCACGAGAGCGGATGGTCCCCGAGAGACAGCCACCCGCTCCAGATCGCGCCCCACCCCGTTGCGAGCCAGTTGGTCATTTGTTGGAGTTCTTTTTGCATGGGCTTACCCATAGATTGAGACGGCTTCCGAACCTGCTGCCGTGTTCGTGAAGATGATCTTCAGCAGCTTCTGAGTGCCCGACGGAATCACGAAGCTGCCGCTGCTGGTAAGGCCCGCCATCGTCACGCCGCTGCCCGGCGAGAGCGTCATCGAGCCATTCGTCGAGTTGATGATCAGGAGATCGACCGTCTTGTTCAGGCTCGGGCTTGCCATCGCGGCAACGAGCGCGGCGGCGGCCGGCGTCGTGTTCGTGAAGCTTCCCGGCGTGCCACCGATATAGGCGATGCCACCGAGCACCTGGGCGGGGGTAAGCGTCGCGCCAGGGGTGCCGGTGAAGCCCTGCGGGTTCGTCTGCGTGGCCGAACTGATCGGCAGCGAAGTGGAGGTCAGATCCGCGCCCGCGTAGCTCTGCGAGTCTGTGCTGTTCCACTGCACTTCCTTCGTCTGCGAGCCGCGCCAGTCGTTACCGAGTTCGATCGTGCCGGTGGCGCCAGAGTCGAGTTGCAGCCCGTATTGCCAGTTGTTCGGCGTGCCGTAGATGTTGTTCGTGCTCGCGAGCACCAGCGTGTTATCGGAATTGCCACCGAGATGCAGCGCGGGCTGCGAATTGGCGGTCATCGTCGTACCTGCCTGGAAATCGCAACCGATATAGCGCGTATTGCGCGCGTTGCTAAAGACCGCGCTTCCCTTTCCCTGGCCGATCGAGCAGCCCATGAAGGTGATGTTGCGGGTGTACGAATAGGACAGGTCCGGATAGATCGCGACCACATATCCATCTGACGAACCTTGGCCCGTCTGGCCGGATGCCTGGATCAGCGCGCAGTCCACAAACTTGAAGTTCGCGCCGCCGTTGATCTGGACGGTATTAAGCTTCGCTCCCTCGGTCTGCACGTCCGTGAACTGCAGGTAATTCGGGAAGTTGTTCGCCGACTCGGCGCTGTTGTAGACGAGGATGCTGACCGTGCACTGGAGGATGTTGCAGCGCGTGGCGATCAGCGTCGCGACCAGGCCGTCGATGACCAGGCCGTTCGCGCCCGAGTACATGCAGTTGACGGCCCAGTTATCCAGAATCAGCCAATCGGAGCGTCCCGAGCCATCGCCCGCGGCATGCCAATAGATGCCGTAGCCGGTGCTGCTCGTGACGCCCTGCATCACCACGTCAGCGATCTTGACGGTGTTGTTTTGGTAAAGCTCGATGCCCGTCCAGCAACCGTTGATTTCGAGGTTCTGCAGCACGATCTGATTGCTGTTCGAGCAATAGACCGTGCGGCCGCCAGTCTTCGTGCCGAACTGGAGTCGCAGGTTGCGCAGTTCGAAGCCATAAATCTGCGAGGCGAAGCTCGCACCTTCGAACGTAATGCAGTCAGCCGAGCCGTTGTTGAACGTGATCAGACTGCCCTGGCGATTCACGCCCACGATCGAAATGCCGCCAGCGGTAATGCTGAGCGTGCCGCCGATCATGTAGCCCGACGAGCTCGCTGGCACAAACAATTCGCCGCCGCCAGCCGCCTGCAGCACGTTGATCACGTTCTGGAAGAACGTCGTGTTGTCGGTGGTGCCGTCGGCCTTTGCGCCTGCCTGAGCGACAGAGAGGATGCCGGACCATTTCAGATACCAGCGACCGCCGTCGGCGGCCACGATGATCGTCACGCCGTTGTCTGCGCTCGACGTGTCGTTCGTGTTGAGCCAGTAGATGCCGCCGCCGCTATCGCCTGCGGCGTAATAACCCTGCACGATCGCGGTTTGCGCGCCGGACTTCGGCAGCGTGCGCAGCGTCGCGATATTCGGCACGACGACGCTCAGGAGAGACGTGACGCCATTGCCGATGTTGTCCTGCGTCCAGATCGTGTTGCCGCGCGAGTCCTGCAACACGAACTTATAGGCCTGCCCATAGGTCAGCCATACCGAGGCCTCGCCGCGTGCGTTCAGCGGTACGGGGTTGGGATTCGACGTGCCGCCTGTAGAGTCGGTATAGGTCGCCTGAGGCGTCGACGTGCCGGCGGCATAAGTCCAAAGCTGGCCCGATACGAGCGGGTTATTGTTGTTGTCGAAGAAGCGCTGCATCGGCAAAGGTGCAAGCTGAACGCTCATCTTTGACCCTCAAATAAAAAAACCCGCCACAAGGGCGGGTTCGATGTCTTCAGAACGAGTTATCTATCGGTTACCGAGCTGCGAGTTGCGGCGCATCTCTTCGGTGATCGCGCGGTATTGCGCTTCGGATCGTTTCCCTTGAGCGAGGTCGGAAATCTTGCTGCCGACGCGCTCGCCCGCTGCGGCACCGAACCACCCCGCGCCCGGGATGGGAATATGTGAGCCGATGGCCGCGCCCGTCGACGCGCCCGCGTTGGGCGCGAACCGCTCGACGAAGCCGGGCTTGGTAAGGCGCGAGAGCTGATTTCCCGCGCCTTCATAAGGGTGGACACCGGGCATGATCTGGCCGGCGTAATTCAGCGTATGGAAGGCCTGCACTTCCTCGGGCGAGAAGTTGCTGATGATCTTCTGCCCCACCGTCGAGTTGAGCACCTTGTTGACGGCGTTCTGGTTCCATACGCCCGCCTTCGTTGTGCCCGCTTCGAGCACTGCGCGCGCCGCCGCGCCGTCCATCTCATTGCGGGCCTGCCCAGCCGCCTGCATGACCTCATCGGGAACGGGCGGCATGCCGTCGGGCGCGCCGTGAATCTGCCCGCGCGAAAGATCGTCGAGAACATTGCGCAGATGCTGCCAGCGGTCCGTCGGCATGCTGTTCAGCTTGTCTGGAATGTTCTCCAGCGCCGTGCCGATCTTCACGCCGTTGGCGTCGTAGTCGCCGAGGATCGTGCCGATGCCAGCGGTGCCTAGAATCGTCTTTTCCGCCTGATGGATCTGGTCGCCACGCTTATAGAGATCGTTGCCTTCGCCAGACGCCATATCGCGATCGAGCGCGGCATTCAGCTCCGCGACGGTCTGCTGGTTGCTCTCGTTCCACATGCCGTTGAGCGCCTTGCGGATAGTGTCCAGCGCCGCGACGCTATTCGGCTGGTACATCTGGCCGCTGACCGGGTCTTCGAGGCCGCCATCGCGCGCCAGATCCAAGAATTGATTCGCTGCGCGCACGACGTTCTGGTTGCCGCGCCCGGTGACACGCGCGGCGAACTGCGGATCGTTAAGCAGACGGGTGATATTGGCGGTGCCAATCGGGTTGTCGCCCTCCGTCTGGCGCGCCTGCTCATACACGCTGTTTTTAGCGTCGCGGAAGTACGACATCAGGCTGTCGTCATGACCATAAATCGCATCGTTGATCGCGCGGCCGCGCTGCTCGTCGTTCAGCAGTGTGGAAGATGCGCCGGTTGCGTCGACGCGCTGCTGGCCATAGTCCGCCAGCGCCTGCTGCTCGTTCGCGATCTGAGACTTCATCGCCTGCGTTGCAGGCGTCTGGACTGGCGATTTGGCCGCGCCGTACTCATCGCGCAACGCGTTCTCGTTGCCCGTAATGACGCCGGTTCGCACGCTGCCAGCATCCGGCATGACCTGATTGACGATGCTAGCGCGCACCGCCTGCTCGGCGGGCGTTGCATCTTCGGCCATGCGCGATAGCTTGACCTGCGGGAACGGGCCGCGCGTGGCATCTTCGCCGCTCAGCACCGGATACGGATTCAGGTTGGTCGAGGCCGCACCGCCGCCGACAACCGTGCGAGGCTGCATCGCAGGGCCGCTCGGCGCGGCGGCCGGAGCCGGGCGCACGTTGGCATCCTCGGCCGCCGTCGCAAGCGCGGCATCGCGCGCGACGGGCGCAGCAGCCTTGATTGCGCCTGGCGCCAGCATGGCGAGCGATCCCATCATGCTTCCGGCATCCTGCGGCGATACCGCGCCGCCCGTCGCGCTCGACACGGCTTCTGCACCCTTCCCCATGACGTTGCCCGCCAGCTGCGCTAGCTTCTGCGACGCCTCACCTTGATAGCCAGCGGTGTTCGTGATCCCGAGCGCGTTACCGATCAGGTGCTGCGAACCTCCGAAGTCGGCCTGCGATGCCTGCTCAGCCTGCTGCGGGCTCTGCTGGAGCGCGCGGCGCGCGGCGTAATCGACGGCCTGCACGGCCTGCCCAGGCACCGCCAGAACCGTGTCCGCGAGACCTGCTGCGGCATGCCCCAAGCCACCGAGAAAGCTGGTTTCCGGTTGAGCCTGTTGCTGCGGCGCGGCCTGAGGTTGCGCGGCCGCCTTCGGCGCCTGCGCGGGCGCGCTCACCGCCGATTGCAGCGTGTCCATCAGATCGGACGTCGGCCCCGAGTAGCCGGAAGGTTGCTGGCCAGAATAGGATTGGCCGGGCGTCGTAGGTGCAGGAGAGCTTTGGAAGCCCGGCACGCCGTTCTTGACGTGATCGATGTACGTCGTCGGGTCGGCATGCACGAAGCCGCCATAGGCCTTCAGCGCACCGTCGTAGCTGCCGCCGTGCTGCTGTTTGAGAGTCTGGATATACCAGTCTGCAGCGGCGCGCGACTGCTGCGGATCGAACGGATCGAATTTCACGCCTTGCTGACGCAAGCTCGCGAGAGTGCCAGGCGTGAATTGGTACGGTCCCATTGCTCCCGTCGTCGGGTTCACGAGGTTTTTGCCGCCGCTGCTCTCCTGATTCGTCAGATTGTCGAGCATCTGCGGCGGCGTGCCGTAGCTCTTCGTGGGATCGAACGCGCCAGGCCCCGTCGACTGCGCGGGCTGCTGGATCTTCGCGCCCGTGGCCTGAGAAAGCGTAGCGAGGAGATCGTCCATTACTGGATACCGCCCGTGTTCGAAAGCTGCTGCAGGTTAGCGGCCTTCTTCATGAGGGACTTGAACTGCGTCGAATCCTTGCCACCTAGCCCGCTGACGATCGAATTGACAGTTGTGGTATCGCCAGCCTTAGCCGCGTTGTACATCTCGTAGATGCGAGGGTCGAAGTTCGCACCCCACGCTTCGTCAAACTGGCGCTTCGCGAAAACCCCAGCCGATGGGTTGGCAGAGATCGCGCGCTCAAGACCAGGCTGATATGACTGCGTGCCCGACACGATGGCGTCATTCAGTCGCGTGATCTGCTTGATGGCCGTAGGCGTATAGCTCAGCGAACCGTTGGCCTTGATCTGTGCATCGAGGCCGGCATTGGTCTGCGGCCCCATGGATTGCGCGGCCTGAAGCGCTGAACGTTCAAGACCTTTGCCTACCATGTCGTATGCGGTCGCAGAATCCTTCGCATCACCAGCATTGAAGCCAAAGGCGCTAGCGATGTTGCGGAAGGCCTGCCCCGCCGGTCCCGTCGCGCCGATATTGTCGATATTGTCGAGGACGATCTGGTTGTTGGTGTGCTGCAGACCCGCACCAGAGAACTGCTGACGCGCGGCGTCGCGCTCTGCCTGCAGGACGGGAAGCGCTTCCTTATCGCCGGGCTGCGGCATATAGACGCCCTGAGTGGGCGCATTAGTGACGCCCGTGATATTGCCGCTCTCGTCTTTGTTGACCACCGTTTGGCCGCCAGTAAGCGGGTTCTGGCCAATGGTCTGACGCCCTTCAGGGCCGACCTGATTGTTGATTCCGGGGCCGGTGACGCTGCCGGGCTGTTGCCCGAAATCGCCAGTGCTCGCGACAGGCAGCGTCTGCGCGCCGTTGTTGACGAAAGAGGTGGCACCTTGGCGCGCGGCAGCTTGCGTCGAGGCAGGCGTAGCCATGCGCGATACCTCACTCAGCACGTTGTACATGGTTTGAGGATCGCCCTGCGTGTTTCGCAGCCCCTGCATCACCATACCCATCGTCGCCTGACCACCGTCTGAAGCGAGTTGCCCGCGCAGCGTGTTGAGCGCTGTGCCGATCTGCTGCGGCGTGCCAGTAAGGCCGTTCGGTCCGATGAACGAACCGACCGTCGATGCGATGCGCGCACGATCCGCATCACTCGTCGCGGCTACATTTGAGCGCCACGTATTGACGGTGTTCACGTGATTGATCAAGTCATCGCCGAATTTCGCACCCGTCAGCGGCATATTGTTCTGCATCCACGATTGCGCCTTATTGGGGTCGAGCAGCCCCGTCGACGGATCGTGGATCTGATGCTGCGGATCGTTCTTCAGCAGGTTGGCGTAGCTCTGCCACTCGTTATTTTCCTGAGTGGTCGTCTGAGCCTGATTGTTCAGGTTTTGCGTTTCAGCCTGGAACATCTGCCCCTGCTGCTGGATGTTCTTCATCTGCGCGAGCGACGACAGCGCTTGCGTCGCCTGATTCATCGACGCAAACGGGCTCGACTGCTGCACCTGTAGCGGAATGCTCGGATCGATCGGCATATTTAGCTCCCTGCCGGCGTCCAACCCGGGACGCCGTAATCTGCGGTTGAACCAGCACCAGCGAGGTTGTTGAGCATGTAGTAACCAAGGCCGTTATTCACCGCGCCAGTGACGGCGTTCGCCGTGCCAACCGTGCCGGCCGCCTGAGCATTGCCCGCTGCAGTGATGGTGTTGGCGACGTTCGAACCGGTCGTCGTAGCTGCCTGCCCCACGCCAGCCGCCGCGCTCTCGCCGAGATTCGCGAGGTTCGAGAGACGGCTATAGATGTTGGAGTTCTGCGTCTGGTAGTCGTTGAACGCGTTCTGGAACGCGGTACCAGCCATGTTCTGGTTGTAGTTGATCAGCCCCTTCAGCGCGGCACCGGAGAGCGCGCCGTCTGTGGCCGCTGCGCTGTTCTGGATAGCCTGATCGCCCTGTTGAAGCTGGAAGTCATACGCTGGCGACATGTACTGCTGCCAGTTCGTATTGTTGATCGGCGCGTTTAGCGTCGACAGCTGGCCATTCAGCGTAGAAAGCGCGTTGCTCCCCGCGCTCATATACGGCTGCAGGTTTTGCTGCGTCGTGTTGAACATCGCCATCTGCGCGCCGGTCGCGTTGTTCGCCGCGTCGGCCTGCGTGTTCGCAGCGCTGGACGAAGACAATGCGCCGACGCCAGCCGTCAGGGCTGCGCCACCGAGAACGGCGGCGGCCACGCAAGGGTGAAACCCGAGCGTCTTGCGACGGAAATCAATCAGCATCGCCATCTCCTAGCCATTTTGAGTAGTAGACCTCGACGCGCCGCGCGCCAATGCGCTCGAACAGCGCACTCGCATCGGCATGAACCTTCGAACCCATGAACCAGCGTTTCACGCCGCGGCGGCGCAATTCGCGCTCGACAAAGCGGAAAAGCCGCACGCCAGTCGATCCGGTGCGGCGATCCTTGCGCACGTAGAAGATATCCATGATGCAGGTCAGGCACGTCGAATAATGCAGACCCGGCGCAACGAAACCGATGAAATATCCGATCAACTCGCCGCGCTCGCGCACCGTTACGAACATCACTTCACCGAGGCGTTCGCGCTTGACATAGATGTCGAACTGCGGCGAAAGCGGGACATGCTCCTGATCGAGCGCAAGCTCCTCGTAGTGCATGGGCAACAGCGTGCGCAACTCGGGTAAACGCTCTTCGAACGACTCGATCGCGAACGTGATCATTAAAACCTCAGGTCCATGATGAGGTGGATGCGATCGTTATCGCTGTTGTTGATTACTTCGTGCTCCAGAGCATTCTGGAACCACCAGATTTCACCCTCGCGCATCCACACCTGCTCATCAGCACAGCGGAAGGTGTTTCCGGGCCCCGACTGAAGCACGAGGTGATAGCGGTCCCAATACTCGGCGTGCCATTTCGAATCCGCATGCGGGAAGATGCGGCCGCCCGGTTTGATGCGGTTGATCATGCAGCGGCCCAAACGCGTCGCGCCAAGCGCCGACATCAGGCTCATGATGTGCTGACGTGCCTCGGGCAGCGCGTCGGCTTCGGCGCGCCACGGGCATTCATGCAGATCGTGACCGGCGAGCTTGTTCTGCTTGTATAGCTCCAGTTCCTCTTCGGTGTCGACATTCACCTGATCCTGAAAGCGCAGATAGATCGTGTCGGTTTCGCCGAATGGCCCTTGCGGAAACTTGCGAAGAAAATCGTCTGCCTTCCACAGGTCAGCCTTGCGGTACAGCGCGTTAAGCAGCGGCCGCACCTGGAGGCCTTCAGCGATCTTCTGGAAATTGCGCATCGTTACTCCGAAATGTTTAGGCAAACTCATAAACGACGCATTCAGCGCCGCCAGCATTCCCGCCAGCTGCAGCCGCGCCGCTCGCGGCGGCCTGATTGCCGCCACCGCCGCCCTCGCCAGAGACCGCGGCGTTAACCCCTGCGCCTGAACCAGCCTTGTCCTGGAAGGGAGCGGGATACATCGGTGACGGGCCGCCATGACCACCCATCGAATACGCGCCCGGGCTCGCAACCAGCCCGACGCCACCAGAAGAACCTGGCACAAGGTTGATAGCCGTGGGCGTCACGCCGCCTACAGTCGAAACCGTGGGAAGCGACGTGCGGCCACTCGCGCCGGTAATCGCGGCAGTCGATGCGGTCGCGCCGCCGCTGCCCGCATTCCCGCCCGGGCAGCTCACGTAACCGCCGAATGTGGCCGCCGTGCCTGCGGTGCCGTTATTGCCGCCAGCCGTCGCACCAGATGGGCCAGTCGGCAGCGTCACGGTGACACCCGTTACTGCTGTCGCGAAATAGACGCGCGCGAAGGCACCAGCACCGCCGCCAGCCGCCGCTGCGGACTGCGCAGTGCCAGTCCCAGATGCGCCGCCGCCGCTGCCACCAGGGGCCTGCAGTTCGACGATCTGGGAGTTAGTGCCCGCAGTCTTCGTATAAGTGGTGGTCGCCGTGAGGCGCTGCACATTGATCAGCCTTCCTGGCTGGTTGGGAATCGGCTGCATGGAGGGATTCACGCCGACACCGGCTGACGTCAAAACCTGCCCAGCGCTCCCGGTCGCGAGCGCAACCACCGGGCCGCCACCATTACCGACCAGCACGCCGCTCGGGTTGAGCGTCGAGACACCCGTGCCCCCTTCGGTCACAGGAACAGGCGTGGCGAGCGAAATCGTCACGCTGCCCGTATTCGCGCTCACGTTGATCCCAGTGCCCGCCATAATCGCGTTGACGATCAACTGGAACGTGGGATCAGCAGTGGTGCCATTGCTGACGAGGGCCTGCCCAGCAGCGCCTGGCGCGGTGAAGTTCGGCGCATTCACACCGTTGCCGATCAACACCTCGTGATCGGGCATCGTGGTGAGCGCCGTGCCGCCATTGGGCACCGAAACCGGCGCGTGCAAGGCAATGATGATTTCGCCTTCGTTGACGGTCACGGTCATGCCGTTGCCGGGCGTGAGAAGCAGCCCATTGGGCAGGTTCGTAGCAGCAGTCGCGAGCACATACGACACCGCTTCGAGCGCAGTCACCTGCTTTTCGAGCGTGCCGATATCGATCGGCGATCCATCGCCGCCCGTACGGTTGAGCAGCGCGACAATCAACATCCAGAACTGGCGCGTCGCGCGGCCCGCGGAATCGACGATCGGCACAGCCTGATTCTGCAGGCTTGCGTCGGTATAGACGTCGCTCATACGTAGATCAGGCTCGCGCCGACGATATCGCGCGGCACCGGGTCAGAAAACTTCAGGTCATAGACGCGATCGCGCGCCTGCCCCATGCGGCGCCAGATGCAGCGATTGCGCGTCTGGCCGACAAGCCCGACCGGACGCCAGTGCTCATTGCCCCACGTCTGGCCGCCGTCATCCGACCAGCTGAGCACCGCCTGCGGATTGCTGCCCTGTCCCGTCTGAAGCCCTACGCCGGGCGTGAATTCGACCTGCAGTTGCGAATGAAACACGCGCTCGCGATTGCTCTGGTCCCAGACATGCGGCGTGCGGCGCCAACCGATGAGCGGCGCGCCGTTGTCCGAATAAACCTGACGCGAGAGCAGATAGAGCGTGCCGCTGCGGTAGTCGCCAACGATCGTCATGCCCGCGAAGTTCATGCAGGCATTCGACATATGGCGATGGAAAAGACCGGCGACCGGGTCATAGCTCGCGCGCTCGTGCCACATGTTCGTCGTCACGTCCCATGTCCATGTCACGTCGGCAGTCGGGAACGTGAGCACATAAAATTCGTGGTTGTCCTGCTGGTACGTGTAGGCAATCGCGTCGCTGATCGTCGGATAGCTGGCGATAGCGTGGTTCACGGCGATCGTCGACACATCGATGATCTGGTAGCCGACCGTGCGCTTGACGGTGTTCTGCCCACGCTCGTTACGACCGAGCCAGATCAGCGAATCGACGCCGTGCGCGGTATCGCTGATGCGCGCGATGCTCTGCTTCGCCGCGCAGCCATGTTGCGGCGTCACGCCTTGCAAACGCGAGAACGGGAACGTCGCATTGCCCGCGTCGATCCAGACTTCCGTGGTGCGCTCGCCAATCAGCCACAACTCGCGGATGTTTTCGTGCAGGGTAACGAGATCGTCGGTGCTCGAATCCTTCAGCGCGAAATACGTTGCATCCATCGCCGTCGTGCCATTCCAGTACAGCGGCGACGTGTAAAACGTCTGCGTGCCCGGGCGGTTGAACACGAGCCAGCCGTCGATGAAGGCAACACGGTCAGAGCCCAGCCATGCCTCGTCGGTGATCTGCGTGACGGTCTTGCCGGTGAGGTTCACGACATAGCCGTTCGGGCCATCCACGATCACCGCGATGCCGCCCGCGCCGTTATCGCGGATACACACCGGCCCCGTCGACGTGAGCAGCGTGCCGATCTGCGTGCCCGAAAGCACGGCGGTCGCAAGCCCAGATGCGGTCATGTTGGCCGTCAGCCAGAACACGGCATTGCCGGAGACAACCAGCGCCGTCTGCGCGCCGGGAAGCACCCAGCAGCCGCGAATCGGGCCGGTGCCTACGGTCAGCAGCGAGAGCAGCCCAGGCGTGCCGAGCAGCGCCTTGGGCGTCTTCGAATCGCCGTTCTGCGACACCTCGACGTACCAGTTGACGCACTTTTCCGCATCCTGCAGCAGCATCGGCGCTTCATACGCTTGGCCCACGAACGGGAATTGCGGCATTACTGGAAGCCTCCATGGAGGATCCAGCCCGCATCTGCTTTCGCGCGCCCGGCGATCGCGCGGTCATACGTCGCCGTGCTCTGCGCCTGCATGTTCAACGCTTTCACCGCCGCCTTCGCCTGCGCGTATTGCTGCATGACGAGTTGCGAAGGCTGCTTGCCGTATTCCGGCGCCAACTCGAGCGCAAGCGCAAGCTTCAGGAATCGCACATAGCCCTGCGGCAGGCTCACTTCGGTATTGAGTGTCAGCAGGTCCGAGAACAGGTTATCGGTCCACAGATGAAGCTCACCGGCCTGAGACGGCGTGGGGAACATATACAGCGTCGCGAGCGGGAAAGCAGCGTCGTAGTAAATGACCTTCGGCCACGGCCCCGGCTGGTTCTTCAGCCCGATCGCCGACCACTGATCGACCGAGATGATTTCCAGCGGGTAGTCGACCTGCGAGATACCGCTCGTCGTCAGGCGCGTGAAACCGTTCACGATGCGCAGCGGGCGCTGCACGCCGAAATTGCCGGGCGTCGTGAACTTGATCGGCGCGAGCACCGCGAACGTCGCTGTCGCGGGCGCCGACATAGTCACAGTCGATGCGGCTGCGTTGAATGCCGTTACGGTCGCGCCGACGGCAATGCCCGCACCCGTCAGCGTGCCGCCGATCTGGATATTCGACGGCATGGCCGTCACGCCCGAGATCGTTTCGCTACCCTGCACTGTCGTGCCGAGGAACGTGCCACCCACCGGATTGCCGATGGTGTAAATGTTCTGGCCGGATACCAGCTCGAGGATGTTTTCGACGCGCTGATAGCATGCAAGGTGCTCATTCGACAGGCTGTCGAGCAGGTCATTCAGCACCCACAACGCGTCATTCGCATCCTGATCATCCAGCACCTCGCCGGCCGCATAGGCGTTGATGCGCTTGAGCGCACCCTGAATGATGTCGAGAGCGGTGGCCATCAGGCGTTACCGGCGCTCTTCGCTTCAGGTTCCGTGATCAGCGAACCGAGATCTTCGGTGAAGCCCTTCGCCGCGTTTTGCTCGCGCGCGGATTTGACGATAACGGTCTGCACCACGCCGGAATGCAGCGCTTCCTTCAGCGCGTGCTCGCTCTCGATCGGTGCGGTGGCCTTGTACAGCATTTTCGGGAATTCCATTTCGGATCCTCAACGAAAACGGGGCGCCGAAGCGCCCCTGGATTGCGTTAGTACGAGTTCATGTAGCCAGAACCAGCCGGGATCGACTCGTTCGGCTGCGGACGCGTGACGCGCACGGTGTAGTTCCCGGCATTCGGCGTGATTGCACCGGCCGTCACGTTGACGAACACGATCGGCAGCTGGTCGGTGACCGTGCATACCGCCGGCTCGGCAACGAGGCCTGCCTGGAACGAACCAGGCGCATTGACCACCTCGCAGACGTCGCCCGCGATGAGGCCGAGGCCGGAGTTGTTGAAGGTCTGCTTCGCCGACGTGGCAGCGCCAACGGATGCAGGCGTGATGCTGATGGTTTGCAGGATCGCGACCTTCTGGATATTGCCGGTCGGCTCCTGCGGCACCGGGTTGCTCGTAATAGCCGGGCCCGGATTCGTGCTGGACATGTCCTTCTCCTAGAAAGAGAAAAGCCCCGCCTGAGCGGGGCAATTCGGGGTTAGCCGGCGATACGGCAGGCCAGTTCGCGATACAGCGACGCCCAGCCGTAGAGCACGTCGAGACGCGTCGGGATGGCATCGTTGTTGATCGTGTACTGGCGCACCACGCGGATCGAGAGACCCGTTTCCTTGTCCGCCGCGCGGCCGGCGAAATGCACGCCGTCGGGCAGTTCAAGGTCGGCGGAGGCGATGGTGAATGCATCGCGATGGAAGCCCAGCGACTGCGGCGACACCGTGTTCGCAGCACCGAAGACCGTGATCGCGGCGTTATTCGCCGGAGCAGCAGTCACGTTCTGGAACTGGCCGCCGCTGATGATTGCCGGCGCGATAGTGAGCTGCAGAATGCCCGAGCCATCCGACGTGTACGAACCGCCGACGACCTGGCCGTAGCTGTTCACGATCGGGGTGAACGTGCCATTCGACGGCGTCCCGACAGCCGGGCGCACGACGAACTGGCGCAGCGTCGGCGTGCCCCATGCCGAACGGTTCTGCGGGTTCACCGCATACACGCCTGCGATCTGGATCACGTCGCCAACATTCAGCACGTTGGTCGATGCCGTCCATCCCGTCGTATAGAGCGTGCCGTTGTCCTGCCAGCCGCTCGTGATCAACGCCGAGCTCGTGCCGGACGTCGAGAACACCGGCGTGCCACCCTGCGCGCCCACCGTGTAGGCCACGACGTTCTGGTCCTGATACCAGTCGAAGCCAGCGGTCTCGCGACCGATGAGCCCCTTCTTGTATTGCTCGCCAATCTGCGCCTGCGGGTTGAACAGGTTCGAGAAGCCACCCACCGAAGCGGCCATCGTGAACGGATCGAGCACGATGTTGCGCTCGCCGTCGCGCGGCACACCTTCGGAGTCGAGAATCGCGCCAGCGTTCAGGAACGTGGCCAGGCTGTTCGGCTTCGTGCCCGGCGTGCCCACGGCGTTAGCCGTGTTCTGATAGGCGAACGTCGTGCCGTCGAAGTCGATCTTGTTGGCGATCGCCGCGACGGCGGGCTTGATGAGACGACGCTTGAAATCGTCCATCGAGAGCAGCAGATCCGCCGTCGAGAACTGCGTGTCGACGTGGAACTGCGTGGTGAGCGTGACCGGCACGCTGCCTTCGACGAAGTCTTCGACGTTCAGCGCCGGGCCGACAGTGCCCTTGAAGCGCGCCGGACGGCGAACGTTGACCGTGTAACCGATCTTCGCGCCCGGGATGGCGAATTTGTCGTCGTACTCGCGATTGACCTTGTCGGTGAAGGTCAGTTCGTTTTCCAGCACCATCAGCGCTTCGTTCGTGATGTCGCTGATGGTAAGCAAGGTGTTGCTCATTTCAGGCTCCAGAAATGCAAAAACCCGCCTGAGCGGGTTTCACGGATTGAATTGAGCGTCAGCGTCGCTTCGATGCCTGCTGGGCCTGTCGGTGGGCCTTGTATTCCTGATACGTCATCTGGCTGGTCGGTTTCTCGACCGGCGTCGACGCATCCTTCAGCGGCTCGATCGGCGCGGGCGCCTTCGATACTTCGGGTTCCTTCTTCTTCGCAGCAGGCTCGGTCTTCGTGGCTGCGGGCTTCTTCTCGGCGGCCAGACGATCCTCGAGCTTGCCGAGCGTGCGCAGCGCGGCCGTCGGGCTCATACCCTTCAGCAACAACGCCTCGTCCGGGTTCTGCGCGAAGTAATACGCCAAGCGCGGGCCGATATCACTCTCGACGATCGCCACATATAGATGGTTCGGCAGGTCGATTTCCGACTTGCCAACGACGTCGTCGTAATCAGGGATTTCGGTCTTTGCTGCCGCGAGACGCTTCTGCCAGTTGTCGGCCAGCTGCTGCTGGGCGGCCTCGGCGCGCGCCTGCTGTTCTGCCTGTTGCTGCTCCGCAAGCTTCTGGTCAACCTTCCAGTCGGTGAGCGCTTCCTGGTAGTCCTCATCGGACACAAACTGGGCGCGCTGCGGCTTCGGATCGAGTTCCTTGGGTGCAGGCTGGGCCTGCGCGGCGGCCATGCTGGCGCGGATCTCAGAGAGTTCCGATTCCAGCTGTGCGACGCGGGCATTCGCCGCATCGGTTTCGCCACGGGCTGCACTGACTTCGCCACGCAGCGCATTGCGCTCGTGACGGGTTTCAACAAGTTCCTTGACGATCGAAACCTTCTTCGGCTGTTGCGACGACTCACCGGCTGCGGTTACCGCTTCAGCTTCCTTCGACTCGACCGCGGTTTCGGTCTTTGCCTCGGTCGCCGGTTGCGCGCCAGTGATGTGCTGCATCAGGTTTTCGGAGGTGACAACAGTGCGTGTTTCGGACATGGATAGCTCCACGAGACCCAGATATGAAAACGCCCGCGCGGCATCTGGGTAGCCGGGCGGGCGAATGAAACGGTGATGCGGATTTAGTGCGTGGCGTCGTTCTTCGCGGCAGCTTCCACCGCGGCGATCTCGCGACGATCGTTCATGTGCGCCAGAAGAATGGCAACATGGCCTTTGATCTCTTCGAGCTCGAGCGCCGTCTGATCGCGGCTCTCGATATCGTGACGCTTCGTGCTGTCCTGCATCGACGTGCGCTGGGCATCGCCCTGCTGGCGCATCTGCTCGACCGACAGCTTGTATTTGAGGTCCGTCTGCAGCTGCTGTACGAGCGCGCCGGATTGTTTCAGTTGGGCCTGAAGCTGGGCGATCACAGCCCTCACTTCGTCAGGGATGTTTTCGGGAAGATTCTGCTCAGCCTGCGCGATCGGGTTGGCGGCAGCGAGGCGATCGGCGATCAGGTCGGCACCAGGCCAATCGAACTGGCGCAGGATCACGTCGTCGGCGATCATCGACACCTTCTGGCCGAGCGGCGTGCCGAGCAGCTGCAGCATATGATCGGCAGCTTCCTCGCGCTTCGTCTGATAGCCCGGACCGGTGTCGATAACGACGTCGTATTCGCCCACGGTCACGTCGTTCAGCACTTCCTGAATCGCGCCAGTGAGCGGGTCCATCTGCTTCTGGTTGATGGTGACGCTATCGGGGACGCCGTCCTCGCCGATGATGCGAATAGTGCGCTCGACGTCGTAGTAATGCGGGATCAGGTCGAGGAGGATGTGGCCCGTGTGGCGGATCGAGCGGCACAGGTTGTCGTAGAAGTGGAAATTCGACTTGTCAGACTGCGCCTGGCGTCGCTGCACCATCACGCCAGAGGTTTCCTGCCCTTCCGCGCCGAGCGCCGGATCGAACATGCCGGCCACGGCCTTCATGTCCTCGCTCGCGCCCATCGCGGCATTTACCTGCGCCGACGGCAGTTGCTGCGGCTGCTGGCGAATCGGCGGGGGAACCTGATGCCCGTCAAGCGATTGCGGCTTGTATGAAAGATACGCAAACGATCGGTTGTTCGCCGAGTTCCAGACGTTCTCCTGCCCTTCAATCTGGCCTTCCGCAACCAGCCAAGGGGCCTTCGGTGCGAGTGCAACGAGTTCAGCCTCGGCGGTGCGCCAGAAGTTGTACATGCGCTGCGGGTCCTGAAGCATGCGGATCATGCCGTAACGCACAACCTTGCCGTCGAGCTCGTATTCAGCGCCATACACCGGCACCACCGGAATCCACTTGCCAGGCCATTCGCGTTCCTCGAGCACTTCGAGCGCGGTCAGCTTGTACCACTTCACCGCGCGGCGCACGGTGTCGCGCTCTTTAACGACGCGCAGGCCGTTCGCGGCAGCGGCGTCGAGGTCTTCCTGCTTGACCTCGCTGCGATAGCGCTTGTCGCCGTTCGAAAACAGCAGCAACGTGTCGGGCACGTGCTCAACCTTCCAGTATTCAGCGACGCGGATCTCGTCCTTCGTCGCCCACTGGTGCAGCTCGTCGCCCGCGCCGACCGCGCGCAGATCCACCAGCTTTGCCTTCGGCCACTTGCGCTGGAATTTCTCGCGGCTCATCAGATCGGTGATGACGCACCAGTTCGCGTCCGATCCATCGGGCTGGCTGCTGGCCGGGTCAAAATAGACCGTGAACGGGTTGCGCACGCGGTCGATATACAGTTCCTGGTCGAAACTGTCGGGCGCGGTGTAGCGCGCCGCAATGCGCCAATATCCCCAACCGATACGCACCTGGAAGTCCGACGCGGTGTCGTAGGCCACGTCGGCATTGCTGTTGGTCTGGATATGGCGCATCAGGCCGGCGATCACATCGGCCTTCTGCTTGTCCGCGCCGCTCGCCACAGCGTGCACCTGAATGCGCGGGCGCTGCTCACGCATGTTGTTGACGGTCTGGCGCACGAAGCTGTCAGTCTTGTTGACGACCAGACATGGGCGGTGTTCGAGTTCGCGCGACGTCTGGATCATCTCAGGCCACTGCTCACCAGCACCGAATTTCAGATCCTTGATGCCCTCGGCGCGGTTCTGCGTCTCGGCCTCGATCGCCGTTTTCAGGCACTCCTGGGCCTCCCGCACAACTGCCGGGATGCTACCGCTTCGTGATTTCGCCATGGTCAGCCCATCCAGCTACCAGGAAAGGCAGGCATCACGGGCTGCACCTTCTGGGCGGCCACGACGCGCTTGACGGTGCGGCGCGCACCCTCGCACGCATAGCGAAGCGCATCGATCACGTGATTGTCCTTGTCTTGCAGAATGGGGAGAACCTGATCCGTGAGCGGATCGGTCTTGTAGCGATAGAGCGAAAGCTCGTCGATCGTGTGCTTGCAGCGCGGGTGCACGATGATTTCGAAGCTCTTCAGGAACTCAACGCCTTCCTCCAGACTCTTCGCGCCCTTCACTGCAGGGCTGATCTTCGGGAAGCCGTTGTTGCGCATGTGGCTGATCGTCTCGGGCCGCGCCGAATCTGCGGTGATGGGCCACTTCTCGGCGTCAGGCACGGCCATGAACAGCTCGGGCAGGTTCACGATCTCGCAGCCGACCTGATAGGCCTCGTAGTCGACGTAGAGCGCGTTGCCCTCGATCGAGCAGCGCACCAGCACGCTCGGATCGATAGAGAAGCCCCAGTCAGCACCAAGGCGGAAGATCGTGCCCGCCGGGCGCTCGAACTCTTCGACGCGCCAGTTGCGGAACACGCGCGCCTCGCTGTTCTGCTGGTACTGGCCTAGCCAGATGTGCGTGTATTTGTCCGGGTCACGGCTGCGGTCGTACTCCATCTCCAGGCGCAAAACGTCCGGAAACCACGGGTTGTCGCTGTAATTCGCCTCGACGACCGTCGCGTTCGGCGGTGGATTGCCACCGCGCAGAAGCACGTCGACGGGGTCGGTGCTGTAGCGCGGGTTCCACGAGAACCACAGTTCACTGTTCGGCTTGCGGATCGTCGGGCGCAGCATGTCGAGCGACTTCTGGCTCAGCGTCTGCGCCTCTTCTACCCATGCGATATCGAAGCCTTCAAGCGACTTGATCGATTCCGCCGTGTGGTTCTGCATGCCCTGGAAAATGACCAAGCCGCCCAGCGAACTCTTGATCTTGGCGTCCTGCACATCGAAGTAAAAGCCAGCGTTCAGGCTCTCGATCTTCGACTCCAACAGCTTTTTCACCGACTGGTCGAGCGACTTCTGGTTCTCACGCACACAGACGATGTCGGTTTTCTCCATCACCGAGCGCTCGATCAGCGCCTCGCCGAAGAAATGCGACTTGCCGCTGCCCCGGCCGCCATGCACGCCCTTGTAGCGGGCAGGCTCCAGCATCGGGAGGAACACCCGCGGCGTCTCGATCGTGAGTTCCGTCATGCCTTGGCATCCACGATGCGACGCGTGATCGAACTGATCTTGCCGCGGTCGCCCGCATTCAAGCGCTCAATCTGGTCCTTGTTGGCGCGCAACAGGTCGCGTGCGATCTCGCTCGACTCGTTCGCCATCTTCGTCAACGCCGAAATGCCCGCTAGCGCCATGACGCTCTGCTTGCTCATCGGGTCGGTGTCGTCGATCTTCGCCACCTCGGCATGCGCGATGCCGGACAAACGATGCGCGGTGGCAGCGCCGTATTCAGCTGCTGATGCGAGGTGGCCGCTGATCGCGGTCAGCTTCTGCGCCAGGTCGTTGACGATGGTCTGGCGAGACATCGGCAATTCGGCGATTTGTTCGGCAATTCGGCGCGAGGCCAAATCGGCTTCAACTTTCTCCTGAGCCAATGCCTGTAAGGGTTTTGCACCGTTCGGCAATTCGGCTTTATTCGGCTTTATCTTGCGCCGAAGGGAGGATTCGTTGACGCCGAATTCGGCGGCCAAAGAGTTGAGCGATTCGCCGTCGACGAGGTGACGGCGCTCGATCTGTGCCCACTGCTCAGGGGTGAGAGCGGACTTGCGGCCCATGTCAGACGGCTCCGTACCAGCCGCTGATCGAGTAGGTGAAGCCTCGATCGCCGAAACGGACAAAGAGCGGCACGCGATAGCTCAGCGCAAGAACCTTGCGAGCCATATGGCGGGTATCGCGAACGGCGGGAAGCGCCGCTTCGCGGAATGCCTTCGTGGTCACTGGCATTCCAGCACCCCGCAGACGTCGGCTTCCTGCATGATCAGATAGCGCTTGCCGTCTTCGTGATGCTCGCGGTGCTGAAATTCACCGAAGACGATGCGCTGGCCCGCCTCGACGACGAGCGGAATGCGCGCGCCGCTGCGCGAACGCTTGCCCGGGCCGACGGCCACGATGGTGCCGGTGTTGCCGAGGTGGCGCGCGCTTTCGATATCGGTTTTCACCTTGACGACAAGGCCGGCGCTCGTCACGTCATCACGCAGCTCATCGGGCAGCACCACGATGCGATCTTCGGTCGGCTGGATCATTTGCGGGCTTCCTTGCGCTTCGCCTCGCGCTGCACGTTCAGCGCAATAGCGACGGCCTGCTTTTGGGGCTTGCCTGCGGCCAGCTCGGTCTTGATGTTTTTGGCGACATTCTTGCCAGCCATCGACTTCAGCAGCGGCATGCAAGCTCCAGAAAAGAAAAAGCCCCAGCGCGCCGGGGGACGGGCTGGGGCGGAATCGATGCCGGGAGAGAGAGGCACCGAGAGGAGACACGGAAATAAAAAAGCCCCGCGCGGCTCTCACCGTGCGGGGCTTTTCTCTGGGCGCAACTTGCCCAACTGGACGCTAATCTGCCACAACCAATACGGACTGGCAAGCTTTTTTATCGAGCAAGCCCACAGCGACCAACATTGGACAGAGAACACGCTTCGCGCGCAAATACTCCACATCGACGGCATCGACGCGCACGCTCGACCATACCGACGCGCCCGCCGAAAAATTACGCATCGCCGTATTCACCGCGACGCGCGCGCGCAGATCGAGCTTCTGGATCATCGGCTCAATCACCTTGCCCACGGACTTCTTGCGCGACCATTCGATCTCGGCATCGATATCGTCGTGCTCAAGCCATTGGCGGCTACTGCGAAAGTGCGCGCACGTGCTGTCGAATGCCTGGTAGTCGGTGCCCGGGTTGTAGCCCTGGCTCCATTCGTACCAGTCGAGCAGCAGTTCGTCGATGCGGTCCATTTATCCCCCGGGGTTATGCAGCCAAACTGAGAATCTGAGCGTGAAATGCTGTGCGCTGGCGAGGATCATCAGCGCGCCGCTCGCGACCGCGATTGCGCTCGCGAATGGCCGCCTGCTCGGGCCGCTGCAGATCCTTGATGCGTTCGAGCAGAGCCATCACATCGTGCGGGTCGACGATGATTTCCTCGGTGCGCGCGAGCGGCGTAGCGAAAATGCCAAAGTCATCAATGCACTTTCGCTCAACCGATGAAAACTGCGGCATCGCATCGATAGGCGAAAAGCTAGCGAAGTTGTCATGGACGACCACGTGCAAGTCGCTCGCCATATGAACGATGCTGAAATCGAGCGGGCGATCAAGGCCACCCGCGCCATAGTGAGTCCGCGCGAAAAAATCAACGGCCACCGAATTAGTGAAACCCCGCATACGCAGATCGCTGTGACGCATCGCAATGCGCACGCCCATATCCATGAAATCCTGCTCAGCCGATAACTCCCAACCGGCCTGCTGCAGGGCTGGCAATGTCGCCACCCAACCGCAGAAATGCACGCGGTGGGGCAGCGAAAGAACGCGAGGGTCAGAACGAGCCATCGGCGATGCTCGCCTCAAGGTCGTCGATCTCGCGCTTCAGGTTGGCCACCACGTTCTCCGCGGCGGCCAGCGCGCGCAACTTCACCTTCAGCGCATCCTTGCCCTTGCGGGCATTTTCCTGGCGCACTTCCAGTTCAGCTTGCTCACGAACCGAAAGCTCTCGCCCTTCTGCGTTGATATCGGTGACGTTATTCATATTCATCTCCTCGTAATGGTGATCTTGAAAGGCAGCAGCGAATGCCACCAGGGTTTGCGCTGCAGAAGCCGAAGCTTCTCGGCATCCACAGCGCGACGAAACTCCTCACGGCGAACTTCGGCTTCCGCCTGCTCGCGCACAGCGCGCGCGTCCATCAGATCGCGCGCTCGATCGCTTCGAGCTCGGCGTGGATCTTTGCGACGGTGCTCGCTTCGAAGCCGAGCAGCAGCCCCTTGATCGCGTGCACATGACCGCGAATGGTGCTACTCGGGACGACGGAAACGCTGGCTTCCAGCGTGTCGTCGCCTTGCGAGGCAGGCAGTGCAGACGATGCCGAGGCGTTTTCGGAGAACGCGGCCGCAGCCGACGCATCGACGTTTGGGGATTCACCAGTAGGTGCGGCCGTATTGATAGACGGTGAGATCTGGTTCTGCGAGGCATCCGGGCTGACCGTCGCATTCTCTTGTGTCGAAGCCGCCGCATCCGGGGCAGCGCTCACGTTTCCCTGCTCACCTGCGGAGCCAGCAGTGCTCTCGACCGTCGCAGTTGAATTCGGATTCGCAGATGCAAGCGACGGCACCGATGCATTCGACCCATCGGACGCCGCGCCCGCGTTTCCCGAATCACCCGCAGCAGCTGCCGCGATAACTTGCGCAGGCTCGACAGCGGGTGCACCGTTTCCCTGATCAGCTGCGCTCGAGACCGGCACAACGGGCGCAGACGTCGCGTCCTGAGATTGCTGCCCCAACAAGGCACCACCAACAGCGTTTCCCGTCGCCAGTTCAGTGCTGCTGGGTGCGCCGTCGAGACCGAGCGCATGCTCGATCTTCTGTTCAAGGGTGCGGAATCCTTCAGCGATCTCGCTGCCGAGGCTTTGATGGTTTTGTTGCTCTTCGCTCACGTTGCTCTCCGATTAATGTGAAGCGGTTGCTTTATTGCGAGGTGCGAACTAGCCTCGGAGAGGCTAGCCCGCGACGTTGCCCCTAGTCCTCAGGCCACGGGTTATGCGAAAGCGGCGATACGGTCGCCGAGAATGCGGGAGTACTCTCCCATCGCACGCGCTTGTGCCGCCAGACGCTCGCGCTCCTCTTCGGCGAGGCCGCTAAAGATCGGCGTGCCGACGAAAGCGCTGAGCTTCGTGAGCTTCTCGTCGAGCTCGGTCTTCTCATCGATAACACGCTGCTGATGCGGAACATGCTGCGATGCGAGCGACGTATACGCCGCGAGCCTTCCTTCTGCAGCTTCCGTCTTCGCCGCCTGCCCCTTCTGGTAAGGCATCCATTCGGCGTACGGCCCCTCCTTCGGGCGAATAGCGGCATCGTCGCCAAGCAGCTGGATGCTCGGCCGGGCGTGCACGCGGCCGAAGGCATCGAACACGGTGAGGTTCACGAGGCTGTCCGAATGCACGTGCGCGATGATTGCGGCGATCGCTTCGCCGCCGTGCGGCACCTGGTCATCCTTCGATGGCGTGAAAAGCACGACACGGCCGCGGGTAGGTTTAATCACGATGCTTCCTCAGGTTGAACTGCAGGGTGAGCCGGAACGCGCCGGCGAAAGGTCAAACGACAACAGTGAATGAGATGCCCCAATGCAATGCCCACTCGATCAGCTGCTCGCGCAGCGCGGGATTGCGCGGGAATGGAAAATCGAGCTGGAGACGGCCGCCAGCAAGCCGCGTGAGTTCGCCCGAAAACGGGCAACCGTCGAGCGCGATGAGCTGCAGCTTCTGGGCCTCATCGATGCGCTGACGGCTCGAATCGATCAGTGCCTGCGGGATATCGCCCCACTGAATGCACATGTGCGCGCTCAAGATTCCTCCGCCAGCGTCAGTTCGCGATCGCCGCTGTCGAGAAACGCCGCCAGCGACTTCCGGTTCTTCGAGACGAGCGCCTTGCAACGGAGATACTCCGGCGTGATCCAAGCGCTGCGCGGCGCTTCGACAGCGCGGCGCCGCTCCTCCGGCACAAAAACCTCCACCTCGACGCGCTCGGATTCGAGCGTCCCATCGGCGCGCACGATGCGCCGCACCGCGCGAACGCGCGAATTAAGCTCGCAATCTCCAGGCACGTAGGTCACTCGGCGATATCGACCAAGCTCGACGGCGACGATGCTCGGCACCTCAACAGTGAGAACGAGCTTCATCGCTGATCTCCATAAAGCCGCTCGAGCGTGGCGTTGAGCAGGTCGATTTGCGTCATCTTCAGGATGTGCAGGTAGTGCTGATCGCCGTGCACGCCGTTGCGCCCCTGGTGACAGTCGTCCTCGCAAAGCGGAACGGTGCAAAAGTGGCCGGCACGCTGCGCGCCGCCGTGGCCAACGCGCACGTGATGGACGCTGGTCTTGCTCTCCTGCTTCCGGCCGAGCAGGTAGCAGCAGATGCACTCCATCGCAGCGACGCGGCCCATGTGTGCGCTCTCGCGCTTGTTCGCTCGCTGGCTCATGCCGACACCTGCCTGACAAGCGACGCGAATGGATCGACGCGGCCCGCTCGCACCGCTTGACGCTCGCGGTATTCGCGGCACGCGATGCTCGCGGTTTTGCGCGGCGGCTTCAGTGCATCCGGACCGACACCCAGCTCCCACTTCGCACTGAGGTTTCCGCAGCGGCCCGAGCGAGCCCAGTCGCCGACGCGAACCTTTTTGCCGTGATAGCGCGCGAGCAGCTTGTCGATCGAATTGCGCGAAGCGCCGGTCGCGACCATGAGCTGCGCGCACGTCATGCTCTGGCCATCCGCCAGAGCGCGCTCAATCGCTTCCCATACCCACGAATAGCCTTCCCGGCCGCGCCGCATTTTTTTGCCCGATAGGCCGATGCGCTGCGCTTCGCCCTTCGCCTCGACATAGTTGCGATGCGGGAGCAGGCGGCGCACACCCTGCTTGATCGACTCCTTGCTCCGATAGATCTGCGCGAGCAGCTTGCGCTCTCGCGGCGTCCACTTCATCGCCTCGGACAGGCTGATATCCAGCTTTGCTGCCTGATTCTTCGCACCCTCCCATGTCCGCCCCGGCAACCGATGCATCTGCGAGATCAGCGTGAGGCGTTCGCCCGCGATCGCCTTGAGCACGGCCTTTTCCTCTGGGCTCCAGCGTCGTCCGCCCATCAGACCTCCCGCACGTCAAAGCCGCCACCCTTCGCCTTGCGCACCAGGCGGAACGCAAACGGGTATTGCGCGGCGGCGGCCTTCAGCTTCACGTTGGCGTCTTCCTCCATGAAGCCCTTGAACTCGTGCAGTTCGAGCGCGCCGCTGGCGACGATCACCGCGAAGTCTGGCGTGTAGAACGTGTTGTCGGCCAAACGCAGCTTGATGCCCTCGAAGCGGAACCAGAGCACCTTGCCGACGCTCTTGAGCGCTTCGAGGTATTGCGCGTAGGCCGCTTCGGACTTGTTCATTTTTCCGCCGCCCATGCGCCCCAATTGGCGATGCACGGCGCGCGCGTCGCCGACCATCGAAGCCAGTTCCGGTGCGAGCGGCGGCAGCGCGGGCGATTCGAGGTGCGCGGCAGCGCTCGCGATCTCGCCGCGAATGCGCGCGGTACCGAGGCGACCGCCGACGATGGCGCTTTCAGCGAAGCGCAGCGTGTTCTTGCTCATGATGCGTAGAAGTCCACGGGAAGGAGTTCGTCGCCAATGAACGCAACGACCTCAGGGAAGCGGCTATGGCAGCGCTCGCGATGCAGCACATAGTCGATCCACGGGCCACGGCCAGACGCCTTTGCAACGCGGATCAGGTAGTCCGCAGTCGGCTCATGCGGACCGCGACGCTCTACCCGCACGCTACGGCCCTGCGCGCCGATTCCCGAGTCGCTGAGCCACCACTGCGCCACCGGCCCGCTGGAGACCGGCGCAGCCGCGTCAGCGATGCCCGCCAGCACGTCGCAGACGAAGCGGTCGAGGAATTTGGCGTAGACCGGGCGATCGTCGCCTGCCGACTTGCGGCGCACCAAGGCGCGGTCCACGGCGTCAGCCAGCTGTGCCGGCGTCACGCCCTTGCCAACCCACGTCAGCAGATGCACGCGGTCGGCTTGCGGATCAATCGCGCAGCTCGACGGGAACATGGCCAGCACCGCCAGCAATTTTGCTTCCGGCGTCAACGCATCGACGGCGTCCGCTTTTTCATCGCTGCTTATTTTTTGAGCAGCAGCAGCAGCGGTTTTTTCGGCGGCCTCGCGCGTTGCTGCTGCTGCAGTGTTAACTGCAGGGTTTACTGCAGTATTAGACTGAACGTGGTTCAGTGCCTCCACTGAACGTCCTTCAGTGCCTTCTGGAACGACGTTCAGTGCCTTTTGCTCAGGCGCTGAACGTGCTTCAGTGCCTTCTTGGGTTGAGTTATCCACAGGCTGCTGAACGTCCTTCAGCGCCTTTTTCTTGCCGCCCTTTTTCGAGGGCACTGAACCAGATTCAGTGCCTAGGTCGTCATGCTCGACAATTTCGAATCCAACCGGGACACGCGGGTAGTACTGGTTGCGCGCCCACTTCTGGCCGCCGTAACCATGCTTGCGCACGATCAGCCAGCCAGCCGCAGCGGCTTCGTGCAGGTGCGTGATTACCGCGCGCTCAGACAGGCCCGTCTCGACCGCCAGAAGGGCCGTAGACGGGTATGCGGGCTCGCCAGCATCATTGACGTGGCAGGAGAGCGTGAGCAGCACGTGGCGCGTCGTAGCGCGCAATGACGAGTTGATGATGGCGTGACGCCACGTCCAGGGCTTCATGCGTGGCCTCAGAGATTGCGCACGAGCGCCGCGAACTCGCGGACCTTGGCGTAGCGCGCTTCAACCGCCTCAATACGCTCCTCGTAGCCCAGAGCGAGCGCGTCGAGGTCGTCAGCCGTCGCCATCAGGCCCACGGCCATCGTGCGCAGCTGCGTGGCGAGATCGCCCAGACGCTCGATACCGGCGACCGGCGCAGGCGCGGGCTGATCGGGAGCGGGCGTATCGGCTTCAGGCTGGCTCGGTGCGCCGTCGGTGGCGTCGCCGTGCAGCGACAGCGTCTCGCGCGGCGTGACGCGCTGGAAAAGGCCGCGCTCGACCTCTTTAACCAGCCCGCAGTCGGTCAGCCCGTTCAGGATGCCTTCAGCCGTCTTCACGTCGACGCGCGCGCTGCTCGTGCGCGTCAGCTCGCCGATGATCTTGTGGACAGTCCACTTGTCGGCGATCGGCACGCAGTCGAACACCTTGCGCGCAACGGCGCTCTGGCTGTCCAGGGTCAATTTGAACTTTCGTGGTGTCATCTCTCTCTCGTTGGCGATACGGAATCCCTCGTACAGGCCCGCCACGTACACCTTGCGGTGTCCGGTCCCCCGGCGGCCCGATTCGTCGCTTTCGGCCATGACTCGCTAATGGCCGCACGGCAGATTGCCGCGCTCGTCCTTCTCCGCGCCGCACGACAGGCATTTCGTCGGTGCCGGCGAGGTGGGTTGCTCGTCGTGCTCGGCGTGCGGCTTCGCGTTCGTGCCGAACATCAAATCGCCGATCGTGTCGAAGATCGCACCGCAAATGACTACGCCGAACATGCGGCCTCCCCGAGATTCACGCGGTAGACAACCGTCTTGCCCGGGCCCGGCAGGCGCGTCAGCAGGCTGGCCTGCTCCAGTTCCTTCAGGTACGTGCGCACGGCGCTGTCGCTCATGCCGCAGCGGAATGCAATCTCGCGGATCGTCAGCGACACCTCGCTCGACTTCAGGCGCGCCTCGCGCGCGACGTAGCACAGCACCAGCTTTTTCAAGCCGGGCATGTCGAGCGGCCAGACGAAGTTTTCGTGGTAAAGGCTCATGCGCCGTTGCCCTCCGGAATGCCGAGGTAGTCGCGCCAGTACACGAAGCCCTGCGGCGTGTAGAAGCCCCACTTCTTCGTGTAGCGGCCCATGATGAACAGCGACCAGGCGGTTTTGCCTACGGGGATTTCGAGACGATGGCGGTGATGCGCGCGGCGGATCACGATGGCGCCCGGGCCGCGCCAGACGCGCCGCCAGCAGCAGAAGTCGAGCGATGCGTGCTGATCCTGCTTCGTGGGCATCACCTCCCAGTAGCCGCCGCGCAGCACGATCGAGATCGACGGCCACGGATGATCATGGAAGTGACGGTCATCGTCCGAGCGCAGAATGTGGTGCGCGCGGGCGGCGATGCGTTGGTGATGCTCTTCGCCCGGGCCTGCGGCGTCGCGGAACAGCCAGAAGCGCTCCATGTAGCCGGTGAGGTGGAAATAAGGTGTGCGCTTCGCGCGCGCAATGATTCGATCGACGATATTCAAGTTACCCCCGTCAACGGCCACAGTTGCCAAGGCCCTGACGGGCGCATTCGCAGGACGCACCAACTTCGCAGAGCGTGGTGATTGCATCGAGATAGCGGCGAGTGACGAGAGAATGACCGAGGACGCCCAAGACGGCGTCAAGCTTGTCGATAGTGATACCGGCCTGGCCGGAAGTGATCTTGGAAAGCATTGAGCGATCCCAGCCCGTTGCTTCAAGAATCAAATTCTGGCGCTCCGAGTCGCGAATTGCATCGCGCAGGGCATGCTCAAGACTCGGCTTGCGCGACCCCGAAATAAACGGTCCGTTCATTCGTATTCTCATCCGTTCAAAACGCCGGGAATGCGAATGCATGCCGGCAAAACTACAGTGGGGGCATCGAGACCACAGCACGTTGCAGGCATGAAAACCCCACACCTTTCTTCATGTGTCGCGATGCGCTTCGGCACCAGCAGGCGGTTGCACGTCGTCAGTACTGCTTTCCGACTGTGGCGCTGGCGCACCGTCTTCATCGATCTCGTGCACGCTCGACTCGGCAGAACCAGAAACGTCAGCTGCGTAGTTCGCGCCGCCAGCAGCAGCTGCCGAGCACAGACGAGCGTGGAGTGCAATCAAACGCTCTCCAACTTCCCATCGGAGGCTTGATTGCGCCCCCGAAGCTAAGCCGGAAACAGTCGATTGACGCACGCCTATCTCGGCTGCGATTTGCACTTGGGTAACGCCCTGCTCAGCAAGCTGGGCTAACAGAAGTTTCCAGTTCATAGACAGGAGGATATCGGCATGCCGATAACAAGTCAATCGGATTGCCGATTGGAAAAATATCAGAATGCCGATATGGCTACGATCATCAGAACGTTTGGCGACCGACTGCGCTGGGCTCGCAAGGAAAAGAAGCTCTCGCAATCCGTTGTCCATCAACGCATCGGCATTCCTCAATCGCTTTTGTCAGAACTCGAAAACGACAAATACGAATCATCAACATGGACACCGGCCTTGGCACGCCTTTACACGGTGAATGCGGGCTGGCTTGCCGATGGCGCGGGGCACCCCGGCATGGTGTCGGTGGAGATCGCTCAGTTTGAGAATGCCGAAGCGATAAACGGTGGGGTACGACGGTATCCCGTCATCTCGCATATCCAGGCTGGCCAGCTCACAGAATTGCTGGTGCCTTACAAAGCTGATGATGGATTTGCAGTGGAATACGGCGACAATGATGCGTCGCGCTGGGCGTTCTTCCTCGAAATCAAGGGCGATTCGATGCTTCCTGACTTCAAAGAGGGAGATCGCGTAAGAATCGATCCTGAGGTGGTGCCGAAGCCAGGTGATTTCGTGGCAGCGCGCAACACTAAAGATGAAGCGACGTTCAAAAAGTATCGCGTGCGAGGATTAAATCAGGACGGGAATGAAATCTTTGAGCTTGTACCTCTAAACGAAGACTACCCAATCCTCCGTAGCGATGAAATGCAGCTCCATGTAATCGGCACAATGACCGAACATCGAAGAAAATACAGGAGAAATAAATGAAGAAATCCGGGGCAGCGCTTATATTTTGTTTGCTCGCTGGATGCGCCACATACGACCTAGATCTCATGCCTCGCGGGGCTGGACCGATGGCACATGGCACCGCGAAGCAGTTCGATAAGTCCGTGACGATCAATCTCGAAGGCGAAACCTATACCGGACGCTATGCCTTCGTTCAGGGCGGCAGTTTCACCTTTGGCAATGCGTTCGCCGGCGGCCAGACAGCAACAGGCTCCGCATATAGCGTCAGCGCCAGCGGAAACGGCAATATTCTCGCGCACGCGGCCGATGGTCATAACCTGCGATGCATCTTTACGGCTAGCGGCTGGACTCAATCAGGTACGGGGATCTGCCTGACCGACAATAATCAGCAATACGATCTCCAGATCTCCCGTTAATCTGTATCCCGATAAAAATATCGGCTAACCGATTGACACGATATATCGGATAGCCGATACTTGCCTCACGTCATCAGTCCGGTGACGCGAGGCGCACACCTTCCGCGCCTCCTGATCTGCGAGGCGACCAATGTCACAGCCGTGGCTCATCACACCTAATACGCGCATTGCGGCAGCGAAGGCTGCTAGCCAGAAATCCGCGACATTCAAATTCACCGCTGAATCCCGCACGCTCGACGAGGTCGCGCACTTCGCGCCGCGTATGACCGACGCCCAGCTCGAACAGTACGCGCGCCGCACCACGAAGCGTCCCCTGCTCTGCTTCGCGTTCCTCGCTGCCTCGCCGTTCCTCATGGAACTCGCCTGTCGTCTCCTGGGGGCCTGGTGATGAAAGCCAGTCATTACTTCAGCCAGGCGCCGTACTGGCTCTTCCACACGCTCGTCGACGACTTCGGCAACGAGGTTGATCTGCTCGAGCGCGCACGCCTCGAAGTGTCGGTCATGCCCGCGGCCAGCGCCGCCATGTTCATCGATTCGGATCGGGAGATCTGACCATGCACGCGTATATCCGCTCCTGGCTTATCGGTATCGCCGTCGTGCTCGCAGTCTGCGCAGTCGATTCGTTGCTCGATCGCATTGACGCGCGCATTGATCGTTGCAGCGTCGTTCGCTGCGTGTGATCCCGGAAATCCTCACCCATGGTCAGCATCGAAACCTTCGTTCTCCTCATCGGGGCAATCGTCGCCGCAGCAGCTGCGGGCGTCTCGGTCGCCCTGCTGATCGAGCGCACCCGGAGGAAGTGACGTGGAAACGCTGCCACATGTTTCGCCCGAGCAGATCGCCCGCGAATTCCGCCTTCAGAGGTGTCGAGGCTCAGCGGTCGATGCGATCAGCAATCCTGCGGTGCGGCGCGCGCTTGAACTGGGCGCGAAGGTGCGCGCAGCGCGTGAATGCGTGAAAACGCCAGTGCACCGCGACGCGAAGTCCCGCGCCGCAAACGATACGGAGTAGGTCATGAGCGCATTTTGTGTCTTTGCCTTGTCGCTTCCCGTTGCGCGAGAGCGCGCCGCAAAGCGCGTCGATACCGTCGACCCTATCACTCGTCGACCCTATTCCGAGGAAGAGTGGCGCCAGAAGGTCGAGGAGGCCGCCCAGGTGATATACGCAAAGATGACGCCGGTCCAAGTCTCGCCGGCGCTCGATGCTCCGCAATTCTGCGAAGAATGGATCGAACTGGCGCGCAAGACGGGGCATTACGACGCGTTCGCGATCAAGTGTCGTGGCGTGGCCCGCGACAAGAAAGGGGCGCCGAAGCTGAGCAAGACGACTGGCGCCGAGCTCATTACGTGGGTTGCCTACAAGCCAACAATATGGAGGGCAGCATGACTGTCGCTGAGCTCATGCGCGAGCTGGAGCGTTACCCCGCTCATTACGTGGTCGCAGTTGCAGTTGATGGTGATTGGGACGACGACGCACCGCGAACCGATGAGCACTATATCGAGGACGTGACCGAAGGCGAGCGCGGAGAGGTCCGCATCGACTGCACGTCGCGTCGCTACTGAATGTGCCGGCGCGAGTCGGCCTTTTTCCACAACCGGAGATGTCATGCAACAAATCCAGATTCCCGAGCTTGCCGCCGGCGAGATCTACCTCTGCGGCTTCGTCGATGCAAACGGCGATATCGAGCACACCGTCCTTCTGCCGGGCGATAACGATGACGCCGCGTGGCAAGCACAAATGGAATGGGCCAAGAGCGTCGGCGGCGATTTGCCCACGCGCGCGGAGCTCGTGATCGCATATGAAAAGCACCGCGACCAGTTCCAGAAGACCGCCTACTGGTCGAACACTCCGGACGATGATCCCGGCTACTCCGGCTGGGCCTGGTATCAGTACTTCGACTACGGCATCCAGGACTACTACGACCAGGGCAACGAGTTCCGCGCCCGCGCCGTCCGCAGATTCAAAAATTAATCCATTCATTCATTGAGGTAGAGCCATGCAACAGCTTCATCTTCCTCCCCTTGCCGAGGGTGAGGTCTACGTCGGCGCCGTCGGCGACAAAGACGGCTCTGGCCACCACGTCATTCTGCTGCCGGGCGACAACAACGGCGCGAGCTGGAAGGCGCAGATGGAGTGGGCAAAGAGCATCGGCGGAGATCTGCCGAGCCGCATCGAGCAGGCCATGCTTTGGGCCAATTTCCGCGAGCAGTTTAAGCAGGACCTCTACTGGAGCAACGAGGTCCACCATCGCAATTCCGGCTGGGCCTGGTATCAGTACTTCCTCTACGGCAACCAGTACTACTTCAACCAGGACTACGAGTTCCGCGCCCGCGCCGTCCGCAGATTCATTCCTTCAGTAATTTAACGATCTAAACCACCGTGGCCTTGCATACCCAACTGCCGATATATCGCGCTGCAGAAGACCTCCTGGACGTCGTGACTGATGTGGTCACGAATATGCAGCGGAACTTCAAGCGCTCGATCGGGGAGAAGATCAATCTCGAATGCATCGAGATCATCGTGCTCGTGTATCGCGCAAATGTCGCGGCCGACAAGTCGCCTCATTTGACGGAACTCGTCGAGCGGCTGCAGGTGATCAATCTGCTTTTGCGTCTCGGCTTCAACAAGCGCAAGGTGCACGGGAACTCGTATGCGCGCGATTGAGCTGACGACGAGCATCGGGAAGCAGGCCACGGCATGGAAGAAATCCGCAGGTAATCGCCCGCTCCGTGGAGGTCAAGACTTTCATGGCTGAGCGAACTTTCAATCTGGTCGTGCCGCTGGCTCACGAGGCCACCGCCATGCGCACCACGGATACCGTCCGCCAGCAGGCTGTCCGGTCCGGCGCAGTTTCCCCGCTGAGCGATCGGCGCGGCAACGTAGATAGCACGATATTTCCGGCTGGGCCTGGTATCAGAACTTCAACAACGGCAACCAGAACTACAACAACCAGAACAACGAGTTCCGCGCCCGCGCCGTCCGCAGATAGAAACCCGTTTTCGTTCGCCGAACTGGTCGAGGCCTACCTCGCCTGCCGGCGCACGAAGCGCAATAGCCGCAGCGCACTCGCGTTCGAGGGGCGCCTCGAACGCAACCTGCGGCTGCTTTATGATGAATTGATCGACGGCAGCTATACCCCGGGCCGTTCGATCTGCTTCGTGATAACCAGACCGAAGCCTCGCGAGGTCTGGGCAGCCGACTTCCGCGATCGCATCGTTCATCACCTGCTGTACAACCGCATCGGCCCGCGCTTCGAGCGCGCCTTCATCGCCGACAGCTGCGCCTGCATCAAGGGACGCGGCACGCTCTACGCTGCGCAACGCCTCGAGGCGAAGGTACGCAGCATCACGCAGAACTGGAGCCGCCCGGCCTTCTACCTGAAGTGTGATCTGGCGAACTTCTTTGTCAGCATCGACAAGGTGGTCCTGCGCGAGTTGCTCGCGGCCCGCATCGATGAGCCGTGGTGGATGGCTCTGGCCGAGGCGGTGCTGATGCACGACCCTCGCACCAATTTCGAGATGCGAGGCGATCCGCTCCTTATGGATCTAGTGCCGCCGCACAAGAGGCTGATGAATCAGCCAGAGCACCTCGGCCTGCCGATCGGGAATCTGTCGTCGCAGTTTTTCGCCAACGTCTATCTGGACGTGCTCGACCAGCGCGCGAAACACGTGCTGCGCGCGCGGCACTACATCCGATACGTGGATGACTTCCTGTTTCTGCACGAATCGGCCGACTGGCTCAACGCGGCGTTGCGCGATGTCGACGCGTTTCTGCCCACGCGCCTCGGCGTGCGCCTGAACCCGCGCAAGACGATCCTGCAGCCGGTTGACCGTGGCGTCGATTTCGTCGGGCAGGTCATCAAGCCGTGGCGCCGCGAGACGCGCAAGCGCACGCGCAACGAAGCGCTGCGGCGCGTTGCGGCCACGCCGGCTGCCGATCTGATGCCCGTCGCCAACTCCTACTTCGGGCTGATGCGACAGGCGACAGCCAGCCATCAGGACCGCGCGCGTCTGGCGAATGTGGTCCGTGATCGCGGGCACGCAGTCAATGCCGCTTTCACCAAAACCTATCGGAGACGCTCTCATGAAGCGTGACACGATGTCTTTGCCGCTCGACCTCGGCAGCGAGCTGATCATCGACAATTTCGCAGGCGGCGGCGGTGCGTCGACGGGCCTCGAGCGCGCGTTCGGGCGCCCGGTCGATGTCGCGATCAACCACGACCCGGAAGCGCTTGCGATGCACTCCGCGAACCATCCGCACACGAAGCACTATTGCGAGAGCGTGTTCGACGTCGATCCGATCGCCATCACCGGCAATCAGCCTGTCGCCCTAGTCTGGCTGTCGCCCGATTGCAAGCACTTCAGCAAGGCGAAGGGCGGAAAGCCAGTATCGAAGAAGATCCGCGGCCTCGCCTGGATCGCGTTGCGCTGGGCCGCGAAGGTCAAGCCGCGCGTGATAATGCTGGAGAACGTCGAGGAATTTCAGACGTGGGGCCCGCTGACGGCCGATGGCACGCCGTGCCCTAAGAATCGCGGCCGGACGTTCCGGTCGTTCGTGAACGCGCTGCGTGCCCAAGGATATGTCGTCGACTGGCGCGAGCTGCGCGCGTGCGACTACGGCGCGCCGACGATCAGAAAGCGCCTCTTTCTCGTGGCGCGCCGTGACCACCTGCCGATCGTCTGGCCGACGCCGACGCACGGCGACCAGAAGAGCGCTGCCGTCCGCACGGGCAAACTGCTGCCGTGGCGCACCGCTGCGGATTGCATCGATTGGTCGCTGCCATGTCCGTCGATCTTCGAGCGCTCGAAGCCGCTGAAGGATGCAACGCTGCGCCGCGTGGCGAAAGGGATCATGAAGTTCGTGGTGAACAGTGCGGATCCTTTCATCGTGAAGTTTCAGGAGAACAGCACCGGCCAGACGCTGGACGAACCATTGCACACGGTGATGGCCGGCGCGCCGCGCTTCGGCCTTATCTCGCCGACCCTGATGCACGTCACGCACCACGGCGCAGATCGCACGGCATCTGTCGATATGCCGATTGCGACCATCACCGGGGCGCACCGCGGCGAGCAGGCGCTTATTGCTGCACACATCACGAAGTTTCGCGCTAACAGCACGGGTAGCTCAGCAGATCAGCCTCTGCACACTGTTACCGCAGGCGGTGATTGCGCGCGACCGGCCGGCGCAGCGCACGCCATGGGAATCGTTTCCGCGACGCTGATTCAAACTGGCTACGGAGAGCGCGAAGGCCAAGAACCGCGCGTACCAGGCCTAGAAAAGCCGCTCGGCACTGCGGTCGCCGGCGGCGTGAAGCACGCGGTCGTGTCAGCCTTCCTAGCGAAGCACTACGGCGGTCACGAGTCTCCCGGCGCGGCGCTAGATAAGCCAACGAGCACGATCACGACGCAGGACCATCACCACCTCGTCACCGCGCAGCTCGTCGGTTGTGGTGGTCGCGCGGGACAGTCCCGGCCGCGCGACGCGGGTGAGCCGCTCGCCACTGTCACCAGCAAAGCCGATACGTCTGTCGTGACCTCTCACCTCGTGAAGTTGCGCAACAACCAATTCGGCCAGGACGTGCGCGAGCCGATGCCGACGCTCACCGCTGGCGGCGGCCATGTGGGCGAAGTGCGTGCGCTCCTAGAGAAGTACCACGGGCCCGACGCGTTCGGCATCGTCACAATCAGCGGCGAGCAGTACGTGATCGTCGACATCGGGATGCGGATGCTGCAGCCGCACGAGCTCAAGCTCGCGCAGGGCTTCCCGGCCAGCTATGTCATCAATCCGGTAGTCAACGGCAAGCCACTTTCAAAGTCTTCACAGGTGCGCATGATCGGCAACAGCGTGTGCCCCGATGTTGCCACGGCGCTGATCGTTGCCAACTTCGCGCACGAGAAGCAGATTGCCGGCACGGCCGCATAACTTACGAGGAATGACCCGACATGGATGCAAAAACCTACGGTGGCTACACAATCGCACAGCTTCGCCAGTTCATTGCGCACACATTCGACACGGAACATGGTGGAGATTCGATTGACGACCTGACGCATGACGGCGCGGCGAGCGCGAATATCATCCGGGATCTGCTCGATGCTCTCCCTTCCGATTCGGCGCAAGCGTCGGTCCCGGATGAGACGATCGTCGATGCTTTCGATAAAGCCGGCGTCGAACTATTACCAGGACGCGGCAATATCAATCGTGTAATCGCAGCAACGCGCGCGCTTCTCGCCGCTCCCGTCGCCCCTGCTGCGCGACCGACCGACGATGAGTTGTGGGACCAGACGCTGAGCGAGCGGGACGAGTATCACGAAATGGCCGACAAGTTGGCCGCAGCGATTGCCGCGCATCTCGGCGTTGATATTGGCGAGCACTCCAACGCCAATGACCCGTGGGAGGAGGCACTCGAAGCCATCGAGAACGTCGCCCCTGCTGCGACAGCGCCGACCGTGCCGCAAGCAGTGCTCGACGCGCTGCGCTTCTATGCCCACGGCCACCACTACACCATCGACGAAGATCATCAGCAGTTCGATACCGTCAGCGGCGAGCCGCAGAATTGGCTGTGCAGCGAGCGCGACGACGATTGCACGATGATCGAAGACGGCAGCATCGCGCGGTCGGCGCTTTGCGGCGGCATTCTTGGCTTCGAGGAAGGAACCGTCCCGCTCGACGGCGAAGTACTTCTCGCCGCCCCTACGCCCACTGTCGATCCTGCTGCGGCAGCGCCGATCCCGGAATCTATCCAACGCGACCTGGAGCGCACCGACTGGACACCTGAAGAAGCGCTGCGCTGGTATGCGGATGGAAAGCACTTTGATGTGGTCAACCGGCGCACGCGCATTCTCGATACCGGTGCAATCGCGTCCTGCGCTCTGAAGCGCACGAACGCCGAATATCACGGCATGAAGGGAGCGGACGCCTCTTTCCCGTTTGATGGCGTGCCCGCGCTAAACGAGCAGCGCGAGGCGATCAAAAAGGCCGCGCTCATGCTGAAGATTTTCGCTGGTCACGACAGCGGCGCGAACCTGCTGCACCACTTCGGGAAAGATTGGCACGACCACGCCAACAAGCATGCAGCCACGCTGCGCGCCTTGCTCGCCGCCCCTACGCCTACCGTCGCCGCAGATGCGGCAGCGCCAATCACGCGCGAGGCCACCGATGAGTGAATCGAAAACGATCCTCGATCCGTGCTGCGGCACCCGCATGTTCTGGTTCGATCCGCAAAACCCGGCCGTACAGTTCTGCGACGTGCGCAACGAGACCGTATCTGTCACCGACAGGTCGCACGGCAGAGAGGACGGCGAGCGCATCTTGAGCGTGTCGCCCGATCTGACGATGGACTTCCGCGCGATGGAGTTCGCCAATGGTTCGTTCAAGCTCGTCGTGTTCGATCCGCCGCACCTCGTGCGCGCCGGCCCGAGAAGCTGGCTCGCCGCCAAGTACGGGAAGTTGTCGAGCGACTGGCGTGATGACCTGCGCCGGGGCTTTGCCGAGTGCTTCCGCGTGCTCGCCGACGAGGGTGTGCTGATCTTCAAATGGAACGAGACGCAGATCAAGGTAGGCGAAATCCTCGCGCTCACCGACCAGCAACCGCTGTTCGGCCACAAGTCGGGCAAGCGCGCAGATACGCACTGGATCACCTTCATGAAGCGCGCGGACACCGCACCGAAAGGAGACAAGCAATGAGCAGCGAAAACAATCAGCCCTCCGACCATATTGCGGATGCCCGCAAATTGGCTGCGCCGAGCGATACGTGTGCACACGACTACTTGCGTTCGGACCGTGTGTGCATCGAGTGCGGTGACGAGCTTGATATGCCGCCCGCTGGCGCCGAGGAGACGTCCCGTGACACTTGATCAGTTGTTCCTGTGGCACCGCGAGCAGCACGAGCGATGGGCGCATCTCGCCGAGCACAACAAGGCCAACATGCCGATGCCCTATAAGGCGTCGCTGAAACGCACCTACGAAAAGAAGGCGGCTTTCCATGCGGAGGCCGCCAGCCTGATCAAGCCTTTAAGGGAAGCCGCAACGTGAACCGAATCACGAAGGCCAGCACGATGGTTGCTATAGAAACCGCCAGCGGATATTCATCGCGCGCTGGCAGCAACAACAAGCGCGGCGTGACTGCCCTGCTGTGGGCGCTCGATGAGATTGCTCGCGTCATGACGATCGATGGGCGCGCCGGCGAGGCGCGCGACTGCGTGAACAAGGCGATCGCGCGCACTCAACGCGATCTCGACGGCAAGCCGGAAAGCACGACGGAAACGAACGATGAGAACTGAATTTCTACTTCTCGCCCAATATGGCGCAACGGCGATCATTCCGCTCGATATCGTCTGCCGAGACTATTTCGCACCGCTCACGCCGCCAACGCTGCTGCGGAAGATCTCTGGCGGCGAGATCAAGCTTCCGCTCGTGCGCATGGAGGCCTCGCAAAAGGGCGCGAAGGGCGTACATGTCGAGGACCTCGCGAAATACATCGACGAGCGCCGTGCGGCGGCCGTCAAGGAATGCGATCAACTCTGCGCCTGAGGCGGCGCAACGATGTCGAGCCACTTCCAGCCGGCGAACTTGTCGCCGGTCTGGCGCAGGTGCGTGTAGCGCTTCAGGCTCGCCCAGCTGCGATGCCCCGTCACGGTGGCGACGTGCGGGATGTTCCAGCCCATCTCGAATAGGCGGCTCGCGCCTTCATGCCGCATGTCGTGCAAATGCAGATCGTCGATCGTGAGGAACTGGCACGCGCGCGTGAACGCCATCCCGACGGCGTCATTTCCGTAGGGAAAAATCCGGTCGTCGGTGCGCGGCTGCGCCTTGATGATACGGAGTGCCTCGGGCACAAGGTCGCACCAGACGTCATTTCCGATCTTCTGTCCAGGGTGCTTCAGATCGCGCACCATAATCCGCGACCCGGCCTCGTCTAAGTCCTTCCACTCGATCCGTAGCATTTCCTCGAGGCGGCGCGTCGAAAAGATCGCGAACGCGGTGAGGGCGCACATCGGTGCGCTGCGCGGACGCCGGTGACGGATCTCAGTGAAGTGGGTCAGGATCCGGTCGAGCTCCGTCAGAGTCGGCCGGCGGTCGCGCTGCGCCGATTTCCCTGTGGCACCGAGCTTCTTCAGGACGGTCCGCGCATCCGTGAGCTCCTTCTCCTCGAGCGGATAACCCCAGGCGGGCCGCGCGACCGTCACCACGGCGCTGAGGTGCGACATATAGTTCTCAGCTGTCTGCGGTAGCACTTTCAGCCCCTGTGCGAACGACACGTAGGACTGGCTCCTCAGCTGGCTGCATCGCATTTCGCCGATCGCGGATTCCTTGATCGTGCGTAGCACCTGTTCCTTCGTGCGACCGATTGCCCGCTTCGATTCACGAATATAGCGATCGATCACGTCCGCCAGCAGAGGGTCCTCCTGCTTTGCTGACTCGCGCGCGCCGGGCTGCGCCAGCTCGCGCTCGCGCTTGTCCAGCCACGACTGCGCGGCCTGGCGCCGGTCGAAGGTCTGGGCCTCCGTGAACACCACGCGACCACCCTCCTTCAGGCGGATCTGGGCGGTGTAGCCTATACTTCCATCCTTGCGCGCGCGCTGCGTAATCGTCCCCATGGGCTCCCCAGTGCTACACGATATTTTTCAGGCCTACATCGTAGCACTTTGGGTAAAAAACCAACAAAAACGACGGATTTGCAACGCAAATCACGCAACCTGAAAGCGCCCGTATCTATATGAATTCTCAGCAAAATCCAATGAAATCAACCCCTCGTCGCGTGTCGGTGGCGCCGATGATGGACTGGACCGATCGCCACTGCCGTTCGCTGCATCGCTTCATTTCCCGGCACACGTGGCTGTACACGGAGATGGTGACGACGGGCGCCCTCCTCCACGGCGACGTGCCGCGCCATCTCGCGTTCACGCCGGCCGAAGCGCCGGTCGCGCTTCAACTGGGCGGCAGCGAACCCGACGACCTCGCGCGCGCCGCGAAGCTCGGCGAACAGTGGGGCTACGACGAGATCAACCTGAACTGCGGCTGCCCGTCCGAGCGTGTGCAGCGCGGCGCGTTCGGCGCCTGCCTGATGAACGAACCGCAACTGGTGGCGGACTGCGTGAAGGCGATGCGCGACGTCGTATCCGTGCCCGTGACAGTCAAGCACCGCATTGGCGTGGATACGGTCGAGGACTATGCGTTCGTACGCGACTTTGTCGGCACGATTGCCGAAGCGGGCTGCGAGGTGTTCATCGTGCACGCGCGCAACGCGATCCTGAAGGGCTTGAGCCCGAAGGAAAACCGCGAAATCCCGCCGCTCAAGTACGACTACGCGTACCAGCTCAAGCGCGACTTCCCGCAGCTCGAAATCGTCATCAACGGCGGCATCAAGACGCTCGACGAAGTCGAGCAGCATTTACAGCATGTCGATGGCGTGATGCTCGGCCGCGAGGCTTACCACAACCCCTACGTGCTCGCCGACGTCGATGCGCGCTTCTATGGCGCAACCGGTGCAGCGCTCACGCGCGAGGAAGTGGAAGCAAGGCTGATCGAGTACTGCGCGAGCGAAATCGCGCGCGGCACTTACCTGGGGGCGATCGTGCGCCATGCGCTGGGCCTCTATCGCGGCGTGGCCGGCGCACGCGGATGGCGCCGCATCCTCTCGGACAGCCGCAAGCTCGCGAAGGCAGATCTCGCGATCTTCGACGAGGCACGCGAATATCTGCGCGTTCCGGACGAAATTCTTGAATAA